TATTGAATATTTTGATAAAGAATTAAGAGAATTATATTCAAAAGAATTAAACGAAGCTNNTCCGANCTGAGGAGAATTAAAATGATTCACAAATGTGAAAANTGTGNCAGATATTCAAAAAATGATATTTGTAAGTATTGCAATAGCAAAAACACTCACGAAGCTACTGAAAAAGAAATGCATCTGGAGTTTTCAATGAGTGAACTAATAGAGTATTTTGGTAAAGATGAAGTTATTGATTTTCTAAATGAAGGTTATTAAAAATGAATGATATTCTAAAGGAAATGCAGCCATTATTTGATGAGGTAGAAGCAATGAGAATTCAAAGAGAAAAAGAGAAAGAAAAAGAAAGGAAAACAAAAAATGAGCATTTACGAAGAAACATCAAAAATCAGATTAAAGGAACAGGCAACTGAAGCTATTAACTGGATTGAGGAAGAGTTGGAAAAAATCAAAGGCGATTCATTCTTCGAGGCTCATAAAGTCGATAATTTAGCCAAAGTCAGAGAGGTTATAAGAAAGCTGGTGTAACTTATGAATGCTTGTAAAAAATGTGGATGCACTGTTGGAACAATAAAGCAGACAGTAAGTGGCTGGGGACTGATATATTGGGAAATGGAAGAAGACACACTTGATTATCAGAATCTTCACGACAGTCTGGAATATAAAAATGTAAACAAATATGCTTACTGTGCCAATTGTGGTGCAAGACTTGAAAAAGTTGATTCTATTTTAGAGAGAGCAACTGAAAAATAAACAGATTTAAACAAGCTCAAATAAAAATTTCTGACATATTATACCTTCGAAAAAACATATTAATACCAATGAGCTTGTTAAAAAAGGGAGTAGATGACTGGAACTTCTGCTCCCTGTAAATAAAAAATATATGAGGTAAAATAAATGACAGCTAAAGAATATTTAATCCAAATACGTAAACTTAATTCACAAATTAAAAATAAAAAACTTGAACTGGAAAATTTAACATATCAAATGACTGGTTCTAGAGCTTTATCTTTTACTGATAAGCCTCCGACTGTCAGCAAATCAATTAAATCACCTCAAGAAAAGTTTATTTATAAGTATTTAAAATATGAACAAGAAATAAAATCAGACATAGCAAAGCTGTTGGATCTAAAAAAAGAAGTCATGCAAATGATAGACAGAATTGGTGATTCCAGCTGTGTTGATCTGCTCTACAGACGTTACATTCACTGTCAGTCCTGGAAACAGATATCTGCTGAAATGAACTACAACCACCAGTACATATTCCAGCTGCACAGCAAGGCTTTAAGCCTTTTTGATGAAGTTCTTACTAAATCTTACTTTTTAATGTGATATTATGTTAGTGTGAAAATAAAGGCATCCGGCACAGGGGGTGTCTTTTTATTTCGAAAGGTCAGTGCAAGCTCATAGTTTTTTGTCCTCTTTTATAATATTTTTTCCATGCTGACCTTTAATCTAAAGCCAGGTATATGTTAGCTCCTTTCTGGATATCTGGCTTTTTATAATTTGGAATGTGGGGTGAGAAAATGTCAGAAGATAACTTGATTCCTGTTACGGAGCGAAGCAAGGACGAAGCAAGAGAAATTTCCAGAAAAGGCGGGATAGCTTCTGGCAAAGCTCGCCGTAAGAAAAAACTGATGAGAGAACAGTTGGAACTGCTGCTTTCTCTTCCTTTGAAAAATGAAAAAGTTGAACAGAAATTAACTGAATTAGGAATCTACAAAAAGGATATGGACAACCAGATGGCTCTGATTGCTTCAATGTTTGCAAAAGGCTTGTCTGGTGATGTTCCCGCTGCAACTTTTATAAGAGATACAATTGGCGAAAAGCCAGTTGAAATGATAGGCTTCCAAGATATCGAATTGGTGATTGAAGATGAAGTTAAAATTGAGTAGAAACTTGTTTAATGATTCATTTTTCCCTTTTTTAACTGATTACAGAACCAGAACAGAAGTTTATTATGGTGGAGCTGGAAGCGGTAAGTCGGTATTTGTAGCTCAAAAGCTGCTGATAAAGGCAATCAAATCAACAAGAAGAGTGTTGGTAATCCGTAAAGTTGCAGCTTCTTTAAAAGATAGCTGCTGGCAGCTGATACTGGATTTGCTTGTAAAGTGGAAGCTTTATTCCTATTGCAAGATAAACAAAAGTGATTTAACAATTACATTACCAAATGGAAGTGTGTTTATTTTCAAAGGGCTTGATGACCCTGAAAAAATAAAATCAATTACAGGTATAGCTGATATTTGGGTTGAAGAGGCAAGTGAACTGACAAACGAAGATGAATATGACCAACTGCAGTTAAGGCTTAGAGCCAATGTCAGCGACTCGCAGATGTTTCTGAGTTACAACCCGATAAGCAAAGCCAACTGGGTATATCGCAGATTCCACGAAAGCCAGCCAGACGAAGTGCTTATTCACAAATCAACCTACATAGATAACAGATTTCTGCCAAAGGCATATATAAGAAAGTTGGAATCGTTAATTAAAACAAATCCAGTTTATTATCGAGTTTATGTTTTAGGCGAGTTTACTTCGTTAGATAAGTTGGTATTCACAAATTGGGAAGTCAGGGATTTTGATGATGATTTGAACATCTTTGAATTTGATGATGCTATTTTTGGTTTAGACTTTGGCTATGTAAATGACCCGACTGCTTTTGTTGCTGTAAAGGTAAACAAGAAAAGAAAAGAGCTTTATATTTATGATGAGTTGTACCAGACTGGTATGTTAAATAGCTCAATAGCAAACTGGATAATATATAAAGGTTATTCAAAGGAAGTAATTTACGCAGACAGTGCAGAGCAGAAAAGTATTGAAGAGATAAAAAGGCAAGGTGTGAGCCGCATTAAACCCGCTGCAAAGGGTAAAGGGAGTGTAATGTGGGGAATAGATATCATCAATCAGTATCGCTGTTATATCGCCTCTAAATGCGTTAATACGATTACCGAATTTCAAAACTATTCATATAAGAAAGATAGAAAAACAAATGAATATATCAACGAACCAGTTGATGAGTTCAACCACTTGTGCGACGCTTTAAGATATGCAATGCAGAAAATAACCAAGCCGCAGCTTAATTCAATGAGCAAGAGGGCTTTGGGTTTATAAAAGGAGAAAAATATGTACAGACTTAACACAAATACTGAAATGACAATAGATAGAGCAGTTAAATATGTTGAAGATTTCGAGCTGGCAACTTTGCCGCTTTTACTGAAATATGAAAGATATGACAACTGGCAACACGATATATTAAACAGAGCTTTTGAAGATGATACAAAGCCGAACAACAAAATAGTGCACACATATTGCAACTACATTTCAAATACTCTGACTTCTTACTTTATGTCAAATGGAGTGAAATATTCTGCTGATGATGAATCGGCAGTTGCAGAACTGAATAAAATATTCAGATACAATGATGAGCAGTCACACAACTATTCACTTGCNAAGGAAGCGTCAGTGTTCGGCGTGGCTTATGAATTGGTGTATGTTGATATAAGGGGTGATGTCAGATTCAAGAAGCTTAAGGCAACCGAGTGCATACCGATATACGATAACACTCTGGAAGATGAGCTGCTATATCTTATTCGTTTCTATGACAGCAAAGACATTTTAGAAAAGGAAGCTACACGCATTATTGAAATTTATTCCAGGGAAAGCATTGCCAGGTATAAAGGAAAGAGCAATGCGTTTCAGTTTGTTGATGAACAGCCACATGGATTTACAGAGTATGTTCCAGTTTCGATTTATAAAAACAACGAAAAGCAGAAAAATGACTTCGGCATGATTATTACCTTGAATGACGCTTACGATATGACGGTCAGCGATTCAGTAAATGACATGGCACAATTTGCTGACAGCTATCTTGTGCTAAAAGGACTTGGAGATGTCAGCGATGATGATTTAAGGAAAATGAAAATCAACCGAACACTGCTTCTTGATGATGAAAGCGGGGCAGATTTCTTAGTTAAAAATGTAAATGACGCTTATGCTCTAAACATATTGAACAGATTGGATAGTGATATTCACAAGTTCAGCGGAAGCATGGATTTAACAAGTGATATTACAGCATTGAGTGGTATTGCTATCAAATATCGTTTAATTGCAATGGAAAACAACGCAGCCGCCAAACAGACAGAGTTCAAAAAAGGATTGTTGAGAAGAATTGAGCTTATTTCACAGATTATCAGTGTGTTAGGTGGTGCAAGCGTTATTACTGAAATTGAAATCAGTTTCAGCCGCAACCTGCCAACCGACGAAATGGAAGCAGCGGAGCTGGTAAACAAGCTTCGTGGCATTGTCAGTGATGAAACATTGTTATCTTTGCTGCCATTTGTTGAAAATGCACAGGATGAGCTGGAAAAGATAAAAAAGTCAGATGACATTTACAAGGATGTTGAATCAGATGAAAAAGTTATCGAAAAGACAGATTGAAAAACTTGAAGATAAAATTTTTAAGAAAGCAACTGACAAAAAGAAAATCAGAAAATACTATCGTGATACTTATGAAGATATTTTAGACGAACTGGCACGATTGGTTTTCGATACAACGTTAGTGTTATTGTTCAGTAAAAAGAGCATAGAGCCGATTCTAGACACTTTAGCAGAGCAATTTGAAAAAGAGTTGAGAAACAGGCTTGAAGAGGTAATTGTAACTACTTCTATGGCACTAACAAAGGCTGGACTGGAAAAAGAAGTCATTGACACGATTATTAACTACAATTTTCATGGTACCAACTTTTCTGTGCGTATCTGGAAAGATACAGCACGATTACAGAGAAGAATATATCATGCAGTAGGGAATATGCTTGCTCAAGATGAATTCAGCTCCAGCAGGCTTAAAGAGGCTCTGATGAAAGAGTTCAATACCAGCTACTACAATGCTAACAGGTTGGTACGAACAGAAGTAAGCAGAGCATTTAACCAGGCGACTTTAATGACATACAAAAGAAACGGAGTTGAAAAAGTCAGAATACTGGTTAAGGAAGATGAGCGACTATGCTCAACTTGCAGCACTTATATCGGAAAGGTGTGGGAGATAGAAAAAGTACCACAATTACCTGAACATCCGAATTGTAGGTGTTGCTATATGGCGGTAATCTAACCGCATTTCATACTTAAGGGCATTTGAACTGAAGGAGGAAAAAATATGGAAATCAAAACAAATGTAAATGAAACAGGAAACAATGCAAACGTAGCAGAAAGCAAAAAAGAAACAAAAACCTATACACAGGAAGAAGTAGAAGCATTATTACAGGCAGAAGGTGACAGAAGAGTATCACAGGCTCTGAAAAAGAAAGAGCAGGAACTCTCGGAAGCGGCTAAACTCCAGGCTATGAACGAAAAAGAAAAACAAGCCTATGAAATCGAAAAGATGAAAAAAGACTTGGAAGAAAGAGAAAAGCTTGTAGCCTTGAATGAGAATAAGTTTGTAGCAATGCAGGTTTTATCTGACAAGAAACTGCCAACTGATTTAGCGGATTTAGTAGTAGCGGACACTGCTGAAACAACTAAAGCCAATATTGCAACATTAGAAAAAGCAATAAACAACATGGTAGCAGATGAAGTCAAGAAAAAGATAGGTGTAACAATAAACACTGGCAATGTTCCAAGTGGAGCAATGAGCAAGGAAGCCTTTTTCAAGATGAGTCTGTCAGAGCAGCAGGCTTTTGCTAAAAGTAATCCGGACATTTACAGACAATTTATTAAATAGGAGGAATATTTTTAGATGGCTAATCAAATTTATGATAATTTTGTATTAGAAAATGCTTTAGAAAATCAGTTAACAACTGGTTTAGATATGGCTTTATTTTTAACAGTAGACAATTCACTTGCTTTAGAAGCAGGTATGAAGAAAAAAGTTCACGTTTACAGCGGTACTGGAGACGTGGAAGATTTACAAATGGGTTCAGGCAACTCAGCTAGTATGGAAATCGGTTTCATTGAAAAGGAATATGAAGTTGGTGTAACACAGGGCAGAGGTGTTTATTACGACGAACAGGCGATGAGAGACCCATTCGCTATTGATAGTTTAGTCAAATACATGGGTGATACCATGATTAACGACTTTACAGAAAAAGCAATCAATGAAATGAAAAATGCTGAATTAGGTCAGGTGGTATCAACATGGAACTTTGACGCAGTAGTAGACGCAATTTCAAAAATGCCTATTGAAAACGCAACCGGTGGATTTATGCTGGTACACAGAGACCAGTTGGCAGCATTAAGAAAAAACCTTAAAGACGATTTGAAATATGTAGAAGCATTTGCAAGAAGTGGCTACATTGGCACCGTTGCTGGCTTTAACGTTTATGTATCAAATGCAGTTCCAAGCGGTTTAGCATTTTTAGGTTTCAAAGAAGCAGTAACAGCTTTCATCAAAAAAGGCATTGAAGTCGAGCAGGAAAGAGATGCAAACACTCGTAAAAACTCTGTATTCAACAGAAAGGTAGCTTTAGTAGCATTTACTGATGCCAACAAGCTGGTCATGATGGGTGCAGGTCAGGCAACTACAGCAACTATCACAACTTATACTGCGGGAGCGAAGACAGTGGCAGGAGCAGCAACAACTGGAGCAACAGTTGAAGTCTATATCAACGGAAAATTAGACAAGACAGCAACAGCA